CCGGGATGTCGCTTGACGAGGCGAAGAAGCAGCAGGAGAAGCACGACAAGGCGATGGAGCAGCGAATCGAGGAGAACGAGAAGAAGGCCAAGCACAAGAAGGAGCTTGACTCGGTAGTGAGTGATATCGTAAACTTCTTTACTGAGAACAGGGCAGACATGAACAAGATTAAGCCTGTGCTTTCAGCAATCAAGGATGGTGGCTATAACAAGCCGCAGGACATTGATGACATTGAGTTTGCTCGTTCGATTCTGGCAATGACGCAGGAGAAATAATGGACATGGTAACTTGGGATGATTGCTCAGTTGACATCCCAAGTTACCTTTCTTATAATGCAACAAATAGATTGCATGACAGTCTATATGCGAGTATAGGTTGTCATGTGGTTTTATCATATGAATGGGGGCAATTATGTCTAGTAGGAAATACCCTCCGATGACGCAAGAGGAACTTGATGATTGGAACGAATTAGAGGAATATGTTAGATGCAAGATAATGGATTTCGTCAATGAGGGATTGACAAAGCAGATGGTTCTGCGTCTCAAGGGATTGAGGTATGGGCAAGTCATGGCGAATAACAGCGCGCAAAAGCATTCGAACTATTCGTTTAAGACGATACTCCTGACGTTCAAGGCGTGTTATCCGAAGATTAAATCAGCAATATCCACAAAACAGTTCAAAAACAATATGCAAAAGTTCAATTATATTATGGCTATTGTAGAAAACAACATTTCTGACGTGTCTCAAAGAATGCGTAGGGCAGAGGAAGAGAGGGCTAAAAGCGAAGCAATCAATCATGACATAGCCCAGCATTCAAATGTCGATGCGATATACGAACACAAGAACAAGATTGCAAAATCAAACAAGAAGCAGCCACGAAAGAACAGATTCTCTAATCTATGGTAGGAGGTGATAGCGTGGCAGAAAAAAATGTGACGCCATTTCAAAAGGAGCTTGTTGAGATTGCCAAGAAGATAAAGGAGTATAGTAGTTCTGCCGAAGGAAACGTCATAGGAATCATATACAAGAAACCAGAGATTCTTTTTGAATCTAATCTTGTAGGTAATGATTTTATGAATGACATATATAAGATATATTTCATGATAGCGTACAATCTAGTTGTCAATGATGGCAAGAGGTCGTTGGACCCAATGACGGTGGGGTTTTATTTGGAGCAGCATCCAAAACTAAAATCTAAATATGACAAATATGACGGCTATGAAACGCTAAAAGTTCTTCAGGACTGTGCGGTAGAGGAGAACTTCGATGGCTATGTAAACGAAATGCGCAAATGGAACGTAGTGTTACGTCTTGCAAAAGAAAACATGGTGTCAAAGGACAAGCTGTCAGACTATGCAGACATGTCGGCAGAAGAAATATATGATGAGTTTGAGACGTTTCTGAATCATACGTTCATTAATATTGACTCTGAGGTGCCGAGCTATAACGTCCTTGATGGAATCAACGAGCTAATCGAAGACATGGACAATGGCACGTCATTTGGCATGAGAATACGTAATTTTGACCTACTAACAAACGAGATTGCAGGTATAAATAAGGGACATATATATGGCCTTGGCGCAGCAAGTGGCGTAGGCAAATCAACTCTGGCATTCAACATGCTCGTCCCGTCCGCAATGCCATCTGCGATAGATAAGAATGTAGACCAGAGCAACGACAGACCGGTAGTATTCATGATTAATGAGGAGGACGAGACAAAGTTCAGACGAGAGATGCTAATATGGGTCGCCAACAACGTCTTTGATATGGGGCTGCAAAAGTATATGTTGAGAAATGGTAACTTTAGTGATGAATTAAAAGAAAAGTTGTACAAGTGTGCAGAATGGATTGATGAGCAGAAGGATAGGCAACACATCATAGTCATACCTCTGGCAAGATATTCTGTGAATCTTGCTATAAAAATAATAAACAAATACGCTGCCATAGACCCAGAGACGGTTTTCTGCCTTGATACGTTTAAGGAAAGCGCAGACTCAAAGACAGACGAGATTTACAAGTCAATGATGAGGGATATGATTGCGCTGTATGATACAATCAAACCTGCGAACAAGAACGTACCGTTGTTTGTAACATATCAGCTTGGTAAGCAAAGTCTAAAGCTGAGACATCTCACAAACTTGGAGATTGGTCAGGCTAGGTCAATCGTTGACGTGATGAGTGTGAATCTTATGTGTAGAAAACCATATGATGACGAGTATCACAAGGGAAGCAAGGAACTTTTCTGCTATCATTATTCTGACATGAATAAGACTGGTCCAAAAATCAAGAACGTGTTGACACGAGACCAGAATCCAATGATTATCTTTATTGCTAAGAATAGGTTTGGCATTACTGACCAGTATCAAATTCTTGCAGACTGTAACTTTGGTACGAACGTATGCAAGGACTTTGCCTATTGTGAAGTTCCACAAGATTATTGATATGTTATAATAGTCAACGATATATGCAATATGAGAGGAGTATGTGTTCTATGGATATTCAATCCCTGAAAAGATATATCTATCAGAATAATAAAATAGAGCACATACTTACAGAGCTTGGTTGTCATAATATAAAGTACAATGAACGACACGAATACTACTCTGCTGCACACAAAGACGGAGACAATCCTGCCGGTGTGATAATCAATAATAACGAATACCTTAACTATATCAGCTACTCACGAGGGGTTAAGGCAAGCGACCGAAATGATATTATCGACCTTGTGCAATATAGCGAACATCTTGATTTCGTCCCAGCTTTAAAATGGCTGCATGAGAAATTAAATCTAAGTTTTTCCGTATGTACAAAGCCGCGACAACAAAATATCAACAGTGCAAAAGACGAGCTTCTTGCCGTATTCAAAAGAATAGCTGATGGAAACCGATATTATGAGCCAAGTAACGATGAGTTAAAGACAATCGCAGAGGAGTCATTGACAGACTATGCCCCATTACTGCACATCAATTGGTTTAGAGAGGGCATAATGCCATGGGCCAGAGATAAGTTTGGTCTTTGTTATTCTTATAGGCACAGGAGAATAGTCATACCAATTAGACATTGGGCAACTGGTGAACTCGTTGGGGTAAATCAAAGAACCATGATAGACAACTGGCAGGAACTTGGAATACCAAAATATTTTATTACGCCAACCTATCAGAAGCGATTGAACCTATATGGGTTATGGGAAAACAAGGAGACCATAGAGAAGGCTGGATATGTCGTTATAGTTGAAAGCGAGAAGTCGGTTCTAAAGAGATATTCAAAAGCGAAAGTAAACGAAGATGCAAACGCAAAGCCAGAATCAGATGGTACGCTTGTTGCCTTACAGGGAAAGACAATGAGCGAGGAGCAGCGCAGAATCATAATGTCCCTTCACATAAGAGAGGTGATAGTATGTCTTGATTTGGATGTGCCAATCGAAGAGGTTATGAGCATATGCGACAAGTTTTATGGATTAAGAAAGGTTTCGTTTATATATGTACCGAAAGATGAACGAGACATGTTTGACCCAAAGGACAGTCCATGTGATGCAAGCAATGACGTATATGAGAGATTATTTGTAAACAGAATCGAATATGATGACAGGGCGCATATGGCATATCTGAAAATGATTGGGAAATGATTGACAGATGTCATTTCGAATATAAGGGAGCAATGATGAAGGTATACTTCAGAAACAGTATGGGCAAAGAGATTTTTATTGGCGAGGCAGAAGACGGAAAGGCAGCAGATAAGATAATTAAAAGATTTTGCGATGACAGAAATTTTAAGATTTATTACACGCGCCAATGGTTTGATGAGAACGATAAGAATAGAACATGGGTAGATGTAGGTAGTCATACAGAGTTTTTTATTATTGAAATGTAGAGGAAGGATATATTATGTCTTATATTTGTCGAGCTTGTTCTGAGATTTATGATAACGATTTGGACGTTTCACATGGTTGCCCGAAGCAGAGATGCGGCGGAGAGACAAGCGATATGATTTGGGTTGACGACGCCTTCGCTCCGACCGTTGCGGAGTTCAACAAGAAGGGACTTGAGGTAGAGGTTGCCTATTTTGGTGCGCCGCTGAACATCGTATACGATGCGCCACGTATCGTATTTTGCAATTTCCTACTTGATGAATTTACCGAGAATGACTTTAGGCATGAAGTCTTCGGTGAGCTTTCTGGCGACTGGCGATTTAAGGTTGGCAAGATTCATGAGTGTTGCACAGACGATACACTATATCCCATGATTGAATGTGTGTTCTATGGCGGCACGGATATTGAGAAGCAGGAGAGGTTCCTGAAGAACCATCTTGAACTCACTAAGTTTGCTCATCAAATGGATGCTCTAAGCTATTAATTTGTTCGAGGTGATAGAATGGGTAGACTATCATGGGCAGAACTTGATGGAATCAAAAGGCAACATGGAGTGGACACGCTTTGGAGCTGGTCTAGGATTCATTGCTTTCAGGTATCCCCATTTGAATATCTGTTGAAATATATCCAGCATGTTAAAGAGGACCGTAACGATTGCATCTATGCCACAATGGGAGGTCTTTCACATGACATCATAGAGAAGTTCTATAGCGGCAAGATTAAATATGAGGATATGATAAACGAGTTCTATGATGGCTGGGCAGTGCATCGTGAGATTTCCAATTTGAAGTTTGACAGAAATGACGATGGACATGACGAGCAAATTGCTGCTAAATATTATTTTGACCTGAAACATTTTTTTCAGAATCATTCTGTGCTACGATATAAGCCAGTTCTTGAGCAATTCGTGACGGTCAACATTGGTGGCAATGTGCTACAGGGCTATATTGACTGTTGCTTCAAAGATGATGATGGGTGCTACAACATCATAGACTGGAAGACATCGACAATTTACAAGGGTAGCAAGGCAGAGGAAGAGTGCGGACAGCTTGTTATATATGCCATCGCACTGCATCAGATGGGAGTCCCGTTCGACAAGCTAAAGATTGCTTGGAACTTCTTGAAGTTCTGCAACGTAGAATACATGCAGAAGAACGGCGCTGTCAAAACCAGAGAGATAGAAAGGCGTAAGATTGGGGAGAGTCTAAAGAGTAATGCGCGTATCTGGTTGAAGAACGCCGGATACGACAATGATGACATAGAGATGTACATCTCGAATCTTACAGATACAAATGAGCTGTCCGCTCTGCCAAAGGAAGTACAGAAGAAATACAAGGTGTCAGATTGTTACGTATATGTTCCTTTGACCAAAGAGCTTATTGACAGATGGTATAACGAGGTAAACGATACCATCAAAGACATTGTTTCGAAAGAGAAGATGTACAGGTCAACACATGATGAGAACATATGGTGGGACGATGAGGAAAGCGTAAAGAAAGAGAGCTATTATTTCTCAACGCTGTGCGGATATTCTGCAAACCTTCATAAGCCATATAAGCAATATCTCAATGCAATTGGCGTAACCGATTCATTTTACAATGACACTCAAAACAACAAGACATCTGAGTCAGACGTTAAAAGTGTGCAGATAGACAGCGATGACCTGTCTTGGCTTAATGACATCTTGTAGGAGACAACATGTTTGTGAATTTTGGCGAACCGTTGGAGATGTTCTCATGCAATATAGAGGCGGAGATTGATGGCAACATCAGCAGACAAACTCTCAGTGCCCCACAAATGATATTAACCACGCAATTCATGAACATTGTTCAGCAGTCTTTAAACACAAATCAAAGAGTCAGAGTAAAGATGTCAAGGATAGCGCATCAATATGGTGAGTGGGATAGGCAATGGCATGACATCGAACATTACATTGAGTTTAAAAACAATCCCTATCTTCAAAATGAGGAGGGTTCAGAATGAGCGTAGCAGAATATCTAGAAAGCATTGGCTACGAGGGTGTAATCGTCTTTGATGATTATGGAATCGAGACGTTGATTGGCATTGATTCTGAAAATCGCGCAGTATATGACTATGATAAGATGGTAAAATGGATAATGGATATTGGAGACTGTGACTATGAGGATGCTGTAGATTGTATTGAGTATAATACCATTCGTTCGTTACCTTATGTCGGTGATGGCGCTCCAATAGTGGTACATTCTGTGTAGACTATGTGACATGAGATTGGCACATTAAAGCAGATAATGTTATATGCTACAATACTAGGGAGGTTGGATGACCAATCTCCCTTTATCAGTATAGTAAGATTTTATGCAACCACAAAAAGAATTATTTGAACAATACGGAGTTGAAATCGTATGACACAAAACAACTATGTTGTGTGGCACCTGCACAGCGATTTAAGCAATGGCATAACCAATGTCGATTCAGTCACTAAGTACAATGAATATGTTGATTATGCGTCCTCTCTTGGCATGAAGGCAATGGCATTCAGTGAACATGGTTGCATCTTTGAATGGGTCCATAAGAAGCAAGCTATTGAAAAGGCGGGAATGAAATACATTCATGCCATTGAGGCATATCTCACAGAGGATAATGACGCTAATGACAAGCATCGTGATAACTATCACTGTGTCTTGATTGCAAAGAACTATGATGGCGTCAAGGAACTTAACAAGATGGTCTCTCTGTCATTTCATCGTGATGATTACCACTATTATTACACTCCTCGAATTACATTTGACGAGCTGTTTGCAACATCAAACAATATTATTGTAACTACCGCATGTCTTGGTGGTGTTCTGCACAAGGGCAATAACGAAATCAAGAAGAAGTTTCTGAGATTTCTTATGGCTAATAAGGACAGATGCTTCTTGGAGATTCAGCATCACAACTGCGCAGACCAAATCGCATACAACAAGATGCTATATACGATTAGCAAGAAAACCGGCATCCCTCTAATTGCTGGTACTGATACACACTGTTTAAACGACGAGCATGTTGAGGGTCGTAAGATTCTTCAAAAAAGTAAAAATGTTTTCTTTGCAGACGAAGATAATTGGGACTTGACATTTAAGACATATGAGCAGCTTGTTGAGGCATATAGGATTCAAAACTCTCTTCCAGAAGACGTGTATCTACAGGCAGTTAAGAACACAAATGTCATGGCGGACATGATTGAGGAGTTCAAGCTTGACTATTCTCACAAGTATCCTAAGCTATATGCTGATTCTAATGCAGCAATCAAACAGAAGATTGTGGAGGGAGTCAAAAAACGCGGTGTGGACAAATATCCTAACTTCGATGAGTATAAGAAGAGGATTGCATATGAGCTAGATACATATGAGCACAATGGTGCTGTTGACTTCTTGTTGCTAGAAGAAGACTATAAGTCTGCATTGAAGAAACAGGGTGTGTCATATGGATATTCTCGTGGTTCTGTAAGTGGCAGTGTAATTGCATATCTTCTTGGTATCACAGAGGTCGATTCAATTAAATATAACCTTAACTACGAAAGGTTCATGAATAAGGAGAGGGTGAGCCTTGCAGACGTTGATACCGATTGGTCCAAGAAAGACAGGTATAAGGTGCGTGAATATCTGTTCAACAAGCCCGGATTGTACTGCTGTGACATCATTACGTTTAACACAATTGCTCTTAAGGGAGCAATCAAGGATGTCGGTCGCGCTCTTGGTTTGTCAGTAGACGAGGCTCAAAGCATCAGCAACGCCGTATATCAGGACAACAACAAGAAGGACGTCATTGACGACGTATATATTAAGCGATATCCAGAGCTGTTTAAGTATGTAGACATTGTAAAGGGCACGATTGTTTCTATTGGCAATCATCCCGCTGGTCTTGTTGTTTCACCGTATCCAGTTGACGAATGGTTCGGACTGTGTAGCACTGCGACGAACGGCAACATGATTTCGCAAATTAACATGAAGGAGATTGATAGCCTTAATTTCGTTAAATTGGATGTCCTTGGGTTGGATTGCGTTGGTCTAATCAATGAGACTTGTGACCTTGCTGGTATACCTAGAATCACACCAGACAATATTTCATTTGATGATGACAAAGTGTGGGATGAAATCAAAAAAGACAACACTATGATATTTCAGTTCGAGTCTGATTACGCTGGTGATTATCTTGCTCAGGTATTAAGTGATGAAACGATGAAGAAGATTCGTGAGAAAAACCCAAACGTTTCTCGTATCGACCTTATGTCTATGGCTAATGGGGCTATTCGTCCTGCTGGCGCTAGTTATCGAGAAGAGCTTGCACAGGGCATCTATAGAGACAACGGGCACAAAGCGCTCAACGATTTTCTTGCTCCGACTCTAGGATACCTTGTATACCAAGAGCAAATAATTTCATTTTTGCATCAATTCTGCGGATACACAATGGGAGAAGCAGATGTAGTTCGTCGTGGTTTTGCAAAGAAGACAGGCACGGACAAGTTTATACCAAAGATTAAGTCTGGGTTTATCAAAACTATGAAAGATGATTACGGCGTTGAAGAAGACGAGGCGAACCATCTTATTGAAAACTTCTTAAAAGTAATCATAGATGCATCAAACTATCTTTTTAGTTTGAATCACGCACAACCTTACAGCTTCCTTGGTTACGTCGTAGGCTATCTTCGCTGTTATTATAAACTTGAGACAGTGACAACAGCTATGAACATTTATCGTGAAGACTATAATAAGTGCCTTGAGATTCTGGGGTATGCAAAACGCAACAACATCTCCATCAATCCAATCAGATTCGGCAAGTCGGGACCAGACTACACGATGGACAAGGATACCAACTCAATCTATCGTGGCATTGCGTCTGTCAAATATTGCAACTCGCAGATTGCAGATGAGCTACTTGAGCTTTCGCACAATCATTATGACTCGTTCATCGACCTTCTCTATGACATCGACTCTAAGACATCGGTGAACTCTAGGCAGCTGTATATTTTGACGAAGCTGAACTTCTTCTCGGACTTTGGCAACAACAAGTATCTCGTGAACGTCATTGGGATATATGACAAGTTCGCAAACGCAAAGATTATCGCAAAGAAGAAGATGGATGAGCTTGGTGTGACAGAGTTTATGATGCAAAAGTACGCTGGCAAGGAAACCAAGTCTCAGTACAGAGA